GGTAGTGCCCCTGGCCTGACTCGAACAGGCGACACATGGATTAGGAAACCGGGGGATTTTCGCCTGGAATATGGGGGAATGATTAATTATCAGGTAGAAATGGCGCGAAAAGTCCCGCCAGGGAAGGAAAGCCCAAGGCCCAATCTGGTCACAATCTTGGACACGCTAAAAAAACCTCACAATGATATACGTTCCTACGGCGCAGCCGAGCAGTTCAGCGACGATGAGCCGGGGCCGCCAGGTGACGACGATCCGCTTGACGACGAAATAGCCCAGTCCCCCTATCAACACTGTTAGCAAGGCGGCCAATCCAGCCCAGCCGCGCGAGATAGCGACATAGTGCAGGGTGATGAGGGCATCCGAAATAATGCCAAGTATGAAAAAGCCCAGGGCCTGAATCATCCATTCAGTATCTGCCAAATAACCAACGCCATGCTTTGCTCCATAGCGAATTCTTTCCGAACCACCAGTACCACCAGGGTTTCTTTTCCGGCGGTGGCGCAGGCGGTTCCGGCTCCGGCGGTTCGGGTTCAGGTGGGATCGGCGGCTCAACCCAATCATCCGGGTACTTGCCCCAATTCTCCGGCCACTCTCCGAACTTCACCTTATATTCCATGCTGAATGCCCGGACTGCCTCGGCGAAACAAGAATCCGCATTAATTCCAGTTGGGACGTATTCAAGGCCGAGTTTCCGATGACCGCCGGGTAAGTCAAAATCTATCGTCCCTTTCAGGATATATCGGGTAGAAGCCCGGAGTTGTATAATGGATGGCCGACGTTTTTTTCCGTCGCCGTCATCATCGCACTCTGAAGCCCCGTCCTTGACGCCATCACAACCCAAGATACAGCAAAGGCCATGCCGTTTCTCCAGATAGTAAATCATGGCATCGAACAAATTCTCAGAATGTTCATCCTTGATACCGTGGACTTGGCGATAGATATATTTGACCGGCTCATCTCCCCATAATGCTCCGGCCTTTTTCTTTTGTAATTCCAGCCAATCATGCTTTCGGCTATATGTTCCGCCGAAAGAGAAGGGCATGCGACCAACATCCTTGAATACCGGATAGACAACATCCCCAACGAAGTCAACCGAGGGCTTCGCATTGAGTTCATTGCCAACGCCGAACTTTATCCACGGCAAATCGCCCACATTGGAAAACATGGCCAGGATGAGCTGCCGCGCCTTGCCGTAGTTGGCCTTATCGTACATCCAAGACTCGGAGCAACCGTCGAAGATTTCAACGAGGACATCCGCGCCCGCGCCCGTGGGGGTCCCTTGAAATGGCTGATGGAGGATAGAAACGTATTCGCGGAAAAGATTGAAGTAACCGGGGTCCTCCCAATCAAACGGAAATGAGATGGACCATATTCCGCGTCTCAGAATTCGGAAATAGTTACAGCCCGAATTTAACATTAGGCGAGCCCTGTTGTAGGCTTTGACCTTATCGAGGACGATTTGCCCATCTACCTTTTTCAGGAGCCCCCAGGCGGCTGAGGAATAATCCGCCATCGGGGCAAAGCCGATGAGAATTTTGTCGCTCATGTTAATTCAGCAACTCCTATTAGACATATCCCAAAAGGTTCATTATTCTCAGGCTATCCAAACTATTCGACGGAAGTTTATACGAAAACCGTTGTTGACTGTCCATCGGTATCCACACAACCGACCCGGTAGCATTGTCATCGTCAGCCTCGGTGCTTCTCAGAATGATATAGGCGGTCGTCTCCCCGTACTTTCCAAATTGGGGAGGGACATCCATATTACCGCCGGTCCTGCGGCACGCGACGGCCATAATAGCCCACCGCGCCGTCGCCGAAGTCTGGGCGGTCAGGTCGATATCATGCCAACCCGCGTCCCAAGTAAACGACGCCACCAGGTCCATCGGCGTGGCGATTTGTATCGGGGCCGCTGACGGGACATGCCCCCAGATTCCATGGGCCGCTTTCCAATCCGTACTGATATGCCTATCAAGGTCGGACGTTTCTGCGACTTCCGTCTTTTTCGCCATTACACGACCTCCGCCGTAATCGACGTTTTTCCGGAGCTTATAAGTTTTGATATTCCGAGAATCCGGACCGGGAGGTTTGCCGCCGTTCCCGCGAGCGACGGAAAGCGAACCCGGCTGAAATAAATTACATCGCCCGGTAGACAGGTGTAAAGGACGCGGGGGATGGTGAACGAGATCTGTTGCCGTTCCATCATGTCGGCGATGGCCGTCCCGAGCGCGGCCGCGTCCGAGGCATCGGCCAGGGCGACGTAGAGATCGAGACTTTTATTGATGCCGTACCGCCATGTCATCGTCGGCCTGAACATCTGGCTCAGGGAATAGATATCATTTTGCGGGTTCTCGGCGTAATAGATGTTAATCCCCGAATAAAGCTGGTCCTGGCCCTTGATTGCCTGAAAATCGAATACGTGTAAATCCCAAACATAGGGTGCGCCGGAGAGGGGAGCTGTCTGCTCCGCCCTAATCCCGAGCCGCCCCTGGGCGTCCTGCATGGTGTAACTCTGGATACTCTGCTCGATTGTTCTGATGTAATTTGACGAATTGACCCCGCCCCTCATGTAGAGCGAGAGCGCCGTCGTCTTAGCGTACTTCGTCGCGTAAATCGCATCGAGGTCCATATCTGCAAGCGCACAGCCAAGAAACGATCGGCAGATATAGAGGAAAACTTCAGCGCCCGTGACGTTGGCTTCATCGGCGGGGTTGACGCACCCCGTGAAACTCACGAGTAGGATGTCGGACGACGAATAGCCCAGCCCGCGTGCGAGCGTTAGACGGCCGCGCTGGTAATCTACGAAAAAGTCCGTATTCTCGACAAGGCTTGTACCGTTTTGCGTCGCCGTTACGGATTTTACGCGCCCATTCTGAAACTCAAAAACGCGATTTGTCGTATCAATCTGTGTCGGGATCGCATTCGCAATCGCACCGAATCCGAACGGCCGCGCCTTGTCTTTTCCATTGGTATCCATGAGTGGGAACATATCCATCGAATAGAACTCGGACGGAATCTCCTTATTGAGTCCGTCCCGGAAGTCCCGGAGATCGAGGCTCATCCGCCGATCATCGATGGATATGGAATTGACCGAACCCGTGTTGATTGTCGCAAACTCCGCATAGGTGAAGGTCTCTCCGCCGGCGAGGAACTTAACCTTGCGATTGAGCCAGAGATACCTTGCGTAGCGGTGATCGAAGTAGAATGCCTTGCGGATCTTGCCATTAATCAGACTCACGGTCCCCGACGACACAGCGAAGGTTCCCTCGTAGTAGGGTTGAATGGCCTGCGAGATGTCGGGGATGCCGTCGGCCGCGACGAGCGGGAGATAGAAGTTCCCGTTATAGATCGTCGCGCCCCTCTGCCAGGTCGTGAAGTAAAGCCAGAATGAACCCGTGATGAGCGCGTTGATCGGATCATCACCGCCCAGCGTATGGATGTAGACTTTCTTATTGGCCGTGTCGTGCCAATAAGTCCCGGCCTTCGCTTCAACGGTTACGATGGAGGTCTTGGCTATGAGCGCGACGCCGTTCTCGTAGACTGCATCGAGGGCCGCGCCGCCCTCATCGAACGCCGCCTCGTAGGTCATCCCCGACGTGATCGTCCAGCCGGTGATTTCCATGAGCGGGTTTGCCTCAACGAGAAAGACAAGTTTTGGTTTTGACTTGCGGATGAACTTCTCGAATTTCGAGGGGAGATAGGCCGCCCGCGTCGTCTGTGTGACCGGGGATGTATAGGCCGAATTCCCGGCGCCGCTGTAGGCCCGGATTTTGAATCCATAAAGGATAGAGGCCGCAAGCCCGGTCTTTTTAAACGATTCGATCCCGGCCTCGATCCTGGCGATCTCCGCATAGGCCCCGCCGCTCGTATTCATCTCGATCGAATAACCGACCTCACCGGATGTTTTTACCCAAGTGATCTTGACCCACGTATCCTGATATTCCGAGATGGCAAGCCCCGTCGGGGCCGCCGGCACGTCGGGGACGGCGATTTCGGCCTCGTTGCTGTAGGACGAATAGGTGGATGCCCCCTGCTTTGCCCGAACCCGGTAGGTGTAGGTCGTCCCGGCCGCCGCCGTTGCGTCATGGTAGTAGGTGCGGTTCGGGGCGAGGGTCACAAGCTCCGCATAGGCTCCGGTTGTTTTTCTCTCGATGATATGACTATCCTCAAGTTCGGAATTGTCCTCGAAGATGCACTCGACGCCGTAGGCCCCCCCGACCTTCGCCGCCGTACAGACGAGGTTAGTCGGGACCGCTATCGCTGCGAATGTAACCGCCGTGGCAACATTTGAGTAACCCGAATAACCCGAGGCATTGTGCGCCCGGACGCGATACCAATACTGCGTGTTCGAAGTGCGCCCCGTGTCCCCGTAGGTCTTGACGTTTGCGCCGACGGTCCCGATTTGCGAGAAGCCCGCCGTGCCCGAAGTTGCGCTTCGCTCGACGTGAAAGTCAACCTCGTTATCGGAATTGTCCGTCCAGTTGAGCCGGATCGTCGTTGTCCCGGTCGGCGTCGCCGTGAGGCCCGAGGGCTTCGCCGGCGGGTCGGCCATCGTGAGTTCAAGCGTGTTCGACGCCGCCGAATACCCCGCCGCCGCGTTGTAGGCCTTGATGTAGAAAGTGTAGGTCGCGCCCGGCGTTAGTCCCGTCGCCGTGTAGCTGGTGGCGTTGGCCGCCGTCGTGTAAAGAAGCGCCCCATTCTTGTAGACCTTGAACGATGCTTCGTTTTGCGAATTGTCATTCCACGTAAGAGGAGCCTCCGTCCCGCCCGCGTTCGAATAGCCGGATAGACCGGACGGGGCGGGAAGTTGCGTCGTCGCATTCGCCTCATTGGAAAAGGGCGAATCTTCCTCCCCGATAAAAGCCTTTAGTTTATAATAGTATTTTGTTCCATCACTAAGTCCAGAATTCAGCCACGCGGTAACACCGGAGCCGGTTGAATGAATCCAATAATAGGAACCGCCGGCCGGCTTTCTGTAAATTTCAACGCCATCATAAAAAGCATTATTGGTCCAGGCCAACTGAATTTTTATTACCTGTGTGACAGAGGCGATTAAAGAGGACGGGGCCGGTACAGCCATTATAACACTTCTTCCGTTTCCGCAATCCACGTCCAATAGTTGACGTGCTGACACTCGGGTAATTCCTGATTCTTCAAATGGACCCAATAGCTGTTGGCGTTCGGCGCGGTCGAATCGAGACACAGTGCCCAGGCGACGTGTGACCCGCAGGCCTCAAGCAAAGCTTCCACGATGATCTCCGAAGCGTCGCTCAACCCAACGAACGAGAGCACTTTGTTGTCGAGAGACGGCCGCTCTTGGATGGTAAATAGGTTGGCCGAGGGCGAATACTCGACCTCGGTCTCGTTAATCGGCCCCCTCTGGAAGGGAACGCTCGGGCCGCGATTGAGCGCGTTTCCCTTGCCGACGACGATGGTCCCGACTTGCAGGTAGCCCGAGGGGTTCGCGGTATCGAGAAGCGAAATTCGGACATAGCGTTTGGTTTGCGCTGCCCCCAAAATTTTGTAAAGATTGTTCCCGTTAAAGGTCAGATGATCATGGACGGGGTTGACCGTGAAGGCAGCGTCATCTGCGCCATAGATGATAATGGACGCCGCCGAAGTCAAGTTATGCCCCAGGAGGGCTATGAAATCATACTCAAGTGCCGCCCCGAAGTCGCAGTCGATATACTCTTCCGAATGGAAAACCGCCGTGTCGGAGGTGTATGTCGCCGCCCCGGACAAGTCGGTATGCGCAAAGCCGAGTAGAACGCCTTGACCTTCCGCATTATGGCTGCCGGAATGCCAGAGCAATTCGAAGTTGCCGCCAGCGGCGATTATGAACTTCCCAGTCGTCTCATTATAGGTGACGGTGTAGGTCAGCGCCCCGGCTACGTCGAGTTGCGTCTTGATCTCGGCGGCCAGGGTCAAACCATTATAGTTCCCAGGCGTGAGCGTGGCGGGCAACTCGCCAGCGCCCTCCGCGAGATCGATGTGATCATTAACATCCACCGTGACGACGAACAACCCGTTTCCCGTCCCGGTCCCATTCCTTGATCGCCAGAAAAGTTGAAGCGAATCATCCTGAGTGTACTCCGCCGAGAATTGCGCCGCCTCGGACGATGCCGTAAGGATGGCCCCGATCCGCCATAAATTGGTATGACAAATAAGAACAGACATTTAGGCCATCGCCTTTCCGACGGAGCCGAGAAGTCCGAGTCCACCCGACTCGCGGACCGTCTTGGTAATAAAGAGTTTTATCTCTCGCCCGTCGATGTAGATATGATTCTGTATGACGATCGGTTTTCCCGTCCCGTCGGCGCCCTTCCCCATAATTGCCTCCCGCAACCGGCGCGGGGAGCTGACGATCTCCGCTTCCCCGGCCTCGGCCACCTCGTAAGTATTCCCGCCCGCCGAACTCAGCATGGCCGGCTTTCTGAAGATCGCACCCATCGCCAGGGGGATCGGTTGGGCACGGATAAGGGCAATCTGAATCGCCCCGGCGGCTGCCGTGATCGCCGCCAGTATCAGGTTGAACGGCGGGGGCAACGCACTCAAAGCTTTCGTGATGCCCTCGGCCACATTGATAATCGCATTGGCGATGGCCACCCCTTTCGCACTCTCTGCCGCTTTCCTCTGAAGTCCCCGGCGTTTTATATCATATTCGGCGTCCAGCGCCTCGATGGCTTTATTCTTCTCCTCCTCACTCAGGAGCGAATTCTTGATGTTTTCGAGTTTGGCCTGATACTCTTTGTCGAGCAGTAACATCTTATTGTTTGTACTCTGCTGCATAATAGCGTCGATCTGGCCAACGACGGAGGAGGCGGCGCCGAGAATTTGGTCAAAGGTTTCCTGATTTTTATCCACCCATTTTTTCGCCTCTGCAGCCCAGGATCTTGTAATGTAGCCCGGCCCCTCCTTCATTGAGGCGACCGCCTTCTCCATTACCTCCTGCATGCGCCTGGCCGCCGGGATTGCCGTGGCGACGACCGTTGATCCGAATGATCGCAATTCCTTTTCACATGCAGCCATACCGTTCCGGTATTGCGCCTCCGTGATGACGCCCGCCTTGAACGCCTTCGTCAAATCCTGCTCTTCCTTGATGACCTTATGCATCGCGGCCTTGAGCGGATCGTACTTGTCAAGGATGGCCTTCGCCGTTTTCTCCAGCTCGGACCTCATCTTCACGGCCTCAGTCGCCGCCTTGATTTCCTCTGTGGTCAATTGATGGACGGCCGTCCCCACCTCATTGATGGGAGGCTTTGCTTTCGCCGCCGCCTCACGGATTGCGTCCATTTTCCCGCGATAATCATGCCCCGCCGCCGCCGCCCGATCCAAGGCCGCATTGAGTTTTACTTGGGATTCAACAAATTCTTTATCGGCTTTCGTTGCTCCGGCTATCGTATTTTCGATATCATGAACAGCTTTTGCAAATTTCCCGATGAGTTTCGTTCCGGCAACCAATCCATCGATGACGGTATTGAGCCAAAGTTGGAAATCCGATGAAGTCGCCAGTTTATCAATCCATTGTTTCAAATCCTTAATTGCATCCCGGAAGGATTCGTTTTTTGTAACAGCTCCGCCGACGACCTCTTCCATATCGTCAAAGCTATTATTGAGTTGTTTGATCGAACCGCCGAAAGTACCAACCTCTGCTTCTGCCCGTTGATAAAGCTTACCCAATTGATCAAGGAGCGATGCCTGTTTTTGTTCCGCCGTCAGATTCTCGGAGACCCTAATCCCGACCCGGCCAAGCGCTCCATAGTTCCCCTCCATCGCCTTCGTAACCATCGTCGCAGCCGATTGGAGGTCTATCTTCATAACCGAGGCGAGGCCGATTGCACCCTTTGTTGCCCGATCAATCCCTTCTTTATCCAGTCTGGTAAGTTGTAAAAGAAGTGCCTGTGCCGCCAGAATTGCCTCATCATTATAAACGGTTTGATTTTGTAAAGCGGAAGCATAATCCTTGAAATGTTGCAGGAGAATAGGAACATTCCGTCCGGTTATTTCAAGTGCAGCATTGAGATTATTTTCCGCTTCTTCGGATTCAATCGCAGCATCGATTGAATCTTTCACAAAATCTTTAAGTAAACCATAACCCTTCCTCAATCCCTCAATAGCTAATTGCCCGATAGCGAATTGTTTCCAGAGTCCACCAAAGGCCGTTCCGGTTGTACCGGCTTGTTTGCCGGAATAATCAAGCGCCCCATCTAAATCTTTGATAGACTTCAGGGCCCCGGAAGCATCCATTTCTACGATATATTTTACATCTGCCATTTGATTATTCTTGAGCCTTCTTTCTCCGTTCGGCGGCGACGATCTGGAACGTCTGATGGATGGCGTTCAGTGCGGCCAGGGCCATCCTACGGACTGGACCCCGGAGTCCTTCCTCCCTGAATTCGCTGGCGACTATCCCGGCCTCTAGCGCAAAGGGATTCACAACTCCGCAGTACCAATTCCAGACCCCGACTTCAAAGGCGTTCATCCTCGCCGCCATCGCGTCCAATCGGCAGTTCACGCATTCCTCCGTCGTCTCGCCTATCTCGTGTCTGTGGTCTTCCGGCTTCAGCAGCGCCTCCCACCGGTCGGCGTAGAGCGCGAGATAGGCCGTTAATTTTTTAGGAAGTTCTCCGGGTTCCCCGCAAACTCCGCCAGCACCCGGACGAGAACCAATGCCACGGGGTCGGTCGGAATAACCTCGCCATCAACGACCACCTCCGGCCGTTTGGTTTTCAGGCCGAAAAGGAGTGGGAGGTATTTGTCCTTATTCTCCTGCGTGCAGGGGAGGGGCATCCCACCGTCCATCAGGTCCCAACCGCGAATTGCATCGGAGACGGCCCGCCGGAGGATGTCCGAAATTCTGGGCCTGGCCGTTCCGGGCGCGGCCGTCCCCCGGCTTTCATTAACATAATCCGGCACCGCATCGAGCGGGATGAAACCGACGCGGAACATGATCGTGACCGGCTCGCCGGTAGTTTCCAGTGCACAGGTGATTTCAGCCTCCGGTTGCAGTTTTTTGATATCCATGTGCCTCCTTTTATGCGAGATAGTTTTCGCTCCTCGAGTTCATTAATTGGCAGACGACCGGGACCAGAACGCCCGTCATACCTATCGGCGCGGTATCAGGTACCACGGCCCTCAGCACAATCTTGGCCGGAATGATCTTCGAGTCGGCGTATTCGACATCCTCGATGATGAGACGCGGGAGCTGGAACTTCAGGTAGAAGTTGTACGCGCCCTCGATGGCCGGGCCGGTGACGGTCATATCCGCCTTCTTTTCCGCCCCGGCGATCCAGGCCGCGAAATAGGCCGCATTCACGGTATCCATTCGCGCAAAGTCCATCGTCAACTTGATACTCGGCTTGTCGTTCTCCACCGGCTCGACGATTGTCTGGACCCCGGCCACGTGCTCGCTGTCCATTTTCCGCTCGATGTCCAGGGTGAAGGATTTCGGCCGGATGATGTCCCCGTCCACGAAGTCGTCCCCGGTTTGGGCGTTCATCCGAAAGACGGCCTGGGCGAACTTGGCCCGGGCATGGGTGTTGCCCGTAATCGTCGTGGACGTGAACGCTGCCGGGAGCGCCGAGTCATCCACGACCCGGATGCCGCGCAGGTTGAACACCGCCTTGATGAGCCCGGCGCTCATGGAAAACGTGCCCTTCAGTACCTTAAAGGTCGGGACGGTGTGGATCTTCGTGCCCTTCTCCGTTGCGTATGTCCCGAAGATCCCCGCGACCGTGTTCAGGAGGACGAAGGAATGAAGGTAGTTGAGCGCCCCGCCGATCGCATTTGCGGATGATGTATAGGTTATCTCCCCGCTTAGATCAGCCGCAAACCCCAGAAGGGTATCCGCCGCTTGCGCATTATTCGTGCCGGTGTTCCACCAGAGTTTGAAGGTTGCGGTCGTAGCGATTGTGAATCTATAGGTTGTCGCATTATAAGTGACGGTATAGGCCAAAGTTCCGTTGGAGAGGGCTTCGAGTTTCGCCTTGATGTCCGCACAGATTTGGGCTACCGTCCAGGTTCCATTTGCCAATACCGCCTGCTTTTCACCCCCCGCCGCTTCCTCGAAATCGATATGGTGGTTCGCGTTGCTCACGATGAAATACATCCCCGGTATTCCGGCCGTACCCATGAGCATGGCGAGCAGAAGGTTCTCGCGCCCATCCCAGCGGTAATCGAAGTCCAGGCCGAAATCGGAGGGGTTGATGAACCCGGCATCCAGGTTGGACTCGAAAGCCCCGTAGCTTTCATCTTCCATCATCTGCACCGCCGCCTTCGGCGACCCGGGGTTCAGGGGCAGGAACCCCATACCGGCCGCGTCGGTGTTGACGGCTGTCCCCCAGATCGCGGCCTTTTTGATCGCCGCCTTATTTAGTCGCTTTTCAATATCTCCCATGTAAGTCTCCTTACGCGATCAGGCTGGCTTCACGCGTATTGGTCAGGAAAATGCCGATGGGCAGGATACCCGTCAGACCCGTCTGGGCTATGTCCGCCGCCAGACCCCGAAGAACGATCTTTGCTGGGATGATCTTGCTGTCCGCATATTCCACATCTTCGACGACAAGATGCGGAAACTGGATGTTCAGGATATAGGGATGGTCGGCAGCCGCCATCGGGCCGGTCACGACGATATCGGCCTTCTTGTCGGTCGGTGCCGTCCAAGCCGCAAAGTAGGCGGCGTTCGTCGCGTCCATGCGCGGAAAATCCATCGTGAGCTTCACGGCCAGTTTGTCGTTTTCGACGGGCTCGAGGATGATCTGGCTCCCGGAAACGTGTTCCGCGTCCATCTTGCGTTCGATCTCAAGCGTGAACGTCTTCGGCTTGATGATGTGGCCCGCGCCCAGGGTAGTACCCCCGCCCGCGAGCGTATAGTCATTCATGCGGAACACGGCCTGCTGGAACTTCGCCCGGATGTGCGAATTAGCCGGGACGGTCGTCGAGCTCAGGGTCGCCGTTGCGTCTGTCGTCTCGCTTCCCCTTAAGCTGAAGGCTGCCTTGATCAGCCCCCCGCTGGCCGAAAAAATCGCCTTCAGGACCTTAAGAGTAGGGACGGTATGGACCTGCGCCCCCTTCTCGACAGCGTAGGACGCAAACAATCCGAACGCGGAATTGGCCAGCGTGATCGTGTGCATCCATACCCCCGCATGCACCGACGCCGGGGCTGTGTCGACACCCATGAGCAAACCGAGGAGAATGTTCTCCAGGCCATCCCATCGGTAGTCAAAGTCCAGGCCGAAATCCGAAGCCCCGAAAACACCGACGTCCAAATTCGCCTCGAATGCACCCGCTGCCTCGTCCTCAATCATTTGGACAACCCGTTTCGGTGTGCCGGGATTCAATGGGAGGATCCCGTTGCCCGCACCATCCAGTCCGGCATGGACATCCCCCCAGGTATCCGCCTTCAGAATGGCCGCCTTGTTTAGTCTTTTTTCAATGTCACCCATGCGAAACCTCCTTCATGGTTTTCTTTATTTTCTTCGGCTTGTCCGGTTTCTCTGCCGTTATCTCCGGCACCGCATAGCCGTCTTTTATCCACGACGAAACGACTCCATCCGGAATCCCCAGGGCCGTCATGTCGATCACGTCCCCGACGTGGAATAGGCCCCACTCCGTATGTTGATCGCTTTTCGCCCACATCACTTTCATGTTAGACTCCCATCACACCCGCAATACTGATTCTAATTTTTTGGTCAAAAAAGCCGAAACCTTCCAGGCTCAAATACCCGTCATCCGTTTCCGGTGACTCCTCAATCCGTGTCTCCACGGCCAGCGCGCCCAGGCTCCCCGCCGCCCCGCTCCGCGAATCCGCATCAATGGCCTTACGGATGTCGGCGATGCAGTTCTCCAATCGCGTCACGGTGTCCTCGCTATCCTTGACCCATCCCTTGATCGAAATAAAAAAATCCTCAGTATATTCGGAGGCATCCCCCGCTGCGCCGCTGAGTTCGACCGTGCCGCCGGAACCGGTGAAAACCATGTAAGTCGGGAACGACTTCACCTCAGCCCAATGGACAAAGCGCTTGATAACGGCGCCCGGAGTATAGAAATATGTCGCCCCCGTCGAGATTCCCTGGAGGACTGCGACAATCCGGTTGATGACCTGGAGGCGGAGCGGTGTAGCCGGCATTATATTACCCTCACGAGAATCGCGTCGTGATCGGGCGAACAGTAGATACTCCCGTTCGAAGTCGTGACCGTGAACTGAATCAAATAAGTCGTACCCGCCTCTCCGCCGTGCATCATCTGCATGACCTGCTGGCCGGAAATGACTACGTCCCCATCAAGCGTCAAATCGGCCGGCGTCACGGCCGCCGTCGCCGTGAGGATTATATTCGTCTCATTTACGTCGGGCGGCATGTAATAGAGTCCAACCCTAAACTTTTCGACCACCGCTTTCTCAATGATGAATTGAGTCATATTCAATCCTCTTGTGCCGGAATCCCCGTACCCTTAATCCAGCGCCTCGGAGGACGATGCCTAATGACCGCCTGCGCCTCATTCCGATGCGTCAAGACGACGGGTTTAATTGTTGGACCCCGCTCCGGGATAAAGGCCAACACCTGGCGAGTCTCCACGATCAAATAGTCAAATACGTCGGAGAATTGTTCTTGTTGGCCCTCCTGGACCGCAAGACAGATAATAAGATCGAGCAGGGCTCCGTCGGAGACTTGGATTTGAACGCCTTCCGCCGTCACCAGGTCTATCGTGCCGCCAGGCAATGTTGCCTCATCGGATACCTGGACCTGTGTGCCTTCCTGGGCCGCCAAATGATGTTCTTGGCTAATCGCCGGAATGTCGCTCGCCTGCACCTGATAGCCTTCGGCCGCCGCGAGTTGGTGTTCTTGCGTAAACACTTGATCATCTAATGTCTGTATTTGAGCGCCTTCATCGGCAGCCAGTTGGTGCTCCTGACCTAATGCCGGAGCATCCGATATCTGAATTTGCACGCCCTCTGCCGCCGTCAGGGCATGGGTTTGGGTAAGTGCCGGAGAATCCAAGACTTGAGCCTGATTACCTTCTGCGGCTATAAGTTGATGCTCTTGTGTCAATGCCGGGGCATCGGACAATTGCGTCTGCGTCCCCTCCGCGATAAGGAGGGCATGGGTCTGCGTCAGCACGGGCGCGTCGGAAATTTCGATCTGGACCCCTTCATCCGGGACGAGATCGATTGCCGCCGATTCCTCCGTCACCGTTGCTTGATCCGAAAGTTGCGTCTGCATTCCTTCTGTGACGGATAGGGTATGTTCTTGTGTCAAGGCCGGGGCGTCCGAAAGTTCGGTCTGATAACTCTCGGTTATTGTCAGAATATGTGTCTGTGTTAGGGGGGATGTATCCGATAGTTGGGTTTCGTTTCCTTCGTCAGTAACGAAAGCGATGGCCGTCGGGTTCAGGGCTATCGCATGCCCGCTGCTAACGGCTGAGGTGAATGTGCTCAGCGAATGGGCGTCGATGGCATCCGTGCCGCTTTTCACCCCGCTAAATATGGCCAGGGCGCAATAGGTGCTATAGGCAACGGCATAGCCAAGCGTGATAGTCGCTGTCGGATCGGACCCCGAACAAGCCGAGGCCGTCCCACCAGCAGCATTACTGCCGACGATAAGGACTAAGCATAAATTCGTGACGGTCGGCGTCGGGACGGCTATCGAAGTCCCGGCTGTGTTAATCTGTTGATCCGCTATATTGATTGGACTTATTGGATCGACTCCGGTCCAGGCCGACATCTCTCCCCGGTTGCGCCCCGTTGCAGAAGTAAATGTAAATGTCGTGGCATCAACATCGGCTTGGACCGCAATCTTCCAGAGTACCGCCGAGCGGGAGCTGGCTGTATTGGATTGTGCGCCGACTACAGTCCAGTCTGATCTTGCGATGGTCCCGCTTGTGGCCTTGAATACAACATGGGCCAGCATGAAATCGCCGAGGGCCAGACCTGCAGGCTTTGTAATAACACAAGTCGTAGAATTCGCCCCCGGACTTGCCCCAACGGACCGCAAAGAAATAGCCAAGTAAACTCCTTACGCCACGTCCCTTATTTCGTCCACGTCGGTCGCCGGGAAGTTGACCAGGTTGCCGTTCGTCAACACCTGGCTCGTCAAGGTTCCGACCAGAAGTAGCGTCGTTGTGGCCTCGATGCCAAGAGCATAATGCGTCGCCGTCCCGTCATGATCGACGGTGAATCCATTCTGGGCCGCAAGGATGAGCTTCCGGCCCGACGTGTCCCCATTGGCCTTCGAGAAGTCGCCGCCGGTCAGGATGTGCGTTGCCAGATCGACCGTGTCCCGTGCGTTTGTATAACTCGAGGGTTCGGCCGAGCAGATAAACAGCCGGGTAGCTGCTCCAATCTGATCCAACATCAGATCGATAACCGCATCTGGAATAAGTTTTGCCATATTATCCTCCTAAGTTTATTTGATTATGCTCAATAACCATCCCTTCGGGATTAACGTGAATGCCGCCGCACCGCTTGCGAATCCCTCGGGCCGGGTGGCGATGACGTTTCCCGTGCGTGCGCCCGAAGGCACACGGAAGGTGAGTACGGTATCGGCCCAAGTTAGCACCGTCGCAGATATACCATTAACCGTCACTGTTCCTGTTGATGCCCCAAATGCAGTCCCCGTCAATGTGAGCATTGCGCCCATTCGTGCCTTGTTTGGCGTAAGACTCGTTATCGCGGGATAGACGAACTCATACGCCCCGATATCTGGCGCACTGCCTTGCGGAACGGT